GACATTCACTTGGACGCCGGTCGTATAATGAGCGCAGTCTTTCGCGAGGTCGCGCTGCAATGGGACGGCAAGGCATACACTGTCAAGCCCACCATGCAGCTGCTCAATAGAATTGAGAACCGCGTTAGTTTAGCGGCATTGGTGCGCGGCTTATCGTCTGATGCGCCTCCGTTGTCGCATCTCGCATTTGTCGTTGGCGAGTTTTTACGCGCTGCCGGCGCGCGGGTGGAGGACGATGAGGTATATCGAGAGCTTGTGACCGGCGACGTGGCTGAACTACTGACGATGCGTGATGCAATTTTTGCCGCGATTTTTCCAGAGCCGAAAAAAAAAGCAGATCAGTAGAGACCGAAGTTCACGTTGAAGATATTGATTGGGGTCAGTTCTACGCCATTGCAATTGGTTGGGGTCTGGCCCCATCTGAGTTTTGGGCCATGTGCCCTGCCGAATGGTGGCTTATATATGAATCAAAGCGGTCGCGTGACGCAAGCGCAGATTATGCCGGCTCTCTGACTGATAACTTGTGCTCTGAACTGCTAGACATGCTGGAGTAAAAATGGCAAAAATTGGACGGCTTTCGGTACAGATTGACGCAGACACCGGAGGGCTTGGCACAGCACTTAAGGACGCAGGCGGCAAGGTTAACGAATTTGAAGGCAAAACCAAAAGCCTTCAAGGGACCATGGGAAATCTTGGCAAGGTTTCCGATGATCTAAAAGGGCGCATTGCCGCGCTTGCTGGAGTATTTGGCGCTGCCGCATTTACTGGAAAGCTGGTCGAAACACAACGGCAGTTTGACGTTTTAAATGCGTCAATGATCACCATGACCGGATCTGCCGAAGCAGCAGAACGCGAGTTTAGGTGGTTAAAAGACTTTGCAGCAACCACTCCTTTTGCGTTAAACGATGTCGTAGGCGCATTCGTTCGCATGACATCGCTTGGACTTGACCCAAGTAGGTCGGCGCTTGAATCGTATGGCAACACAGCAAGCGCAATGGGCAAGAGCCTTAACGAGATGATTGAGGCTGTTGCCGATGCATCAACAGGAGAATTTGAGCGCCTAAAGGAATTCGGCATCAAGGCCAGCAAAGAGGGAGACAATGTATCGCTTACCTTCCAAGGCGTTACCACAACCATACGCAATAGCTCAGATGAGATAGCCAAGTATCTCGAAAAGATTGGAAAAACAGAGTTTGCCGGCGCCATGGAGGAAAGGGCAAAAACCCTAGACGGCGCTATCAGCAACCTTGCCGATACATGGGACGAATTATTCCGCACCGTTAATAATGCAAATGCCGGCGGGCTGATTTATGACTCTGTGAAGCTGGCAACCGGTGCCATTGAGCGGGCAACGAAAATTATTGACGCCATGAGCTCGTCTGCATCTAAGAACAGCGAGAAATCTGGCGCAATGGCCGCAACATTAAACGGCATCACGAACGTTTTGGAGGCGGTCGCAGTTCTTGGGGTAAATGTTGCTTATGTTTTAAATTCGACCGGGCGGGAGCTTGGAGGATTGGCAGCGCAAGCTGCGGCTGTTGCAAAGCTTGATTTTTCAGGCGCACGCACCATCGGCAAAATGATGAAAGAGGATGCTGCCGAGGCCCGTGCAGAGGTTGATCGGCTTACAAATGCTATTTTAAATGCTCGCAACGTATCTTCTAAGGCCGCTGGTGGTGAGGGTGGCGGCGGTGGTGAGGGCGGTGGCGGTGAAGGTGGCGGTGAAGGTGGCGGTGGAGGCAATCAATCAGGCGGCGCACAACCAGACGGCTTAGATGAGTGGTTTAAAAACTACGAAAAAAAGCAATACGACCTACAAGAGCGCGAGCGCGAATACTGGGCCGGGCGCGCAACCTTGATTCAAGAAAGTTTCCTTGCCGAGTCTGAGTTGCTGGAGAAAAAATACCAAGAGGATTTGGCACGCCTAGACGCCGCCACGATGAGCGAGGACCAGAGACGCATAACTCGTGAGCTTTTAGAGGTTGAACATCTGGACCGTATGAGCGAAATTGAAAAAGAGGATCACGATCGTAGAGTCAAAGCAGAAGCAGAAGCGGCAGCACAGATAGAAAATATCCGTAAGTCAAGCATGACGAATCTGCAACGGTTTGCGGAAATGAGTTGGCAAGATCAAGCGATGACCGTTGGTAAGGCGATGTCGCAAGAGCTTACCAGCGTTACCACCAACAGCCGAGCCATGTTCAACATTCAAAAGGCTGCAAACATTGCTTCTGCAATAATGACCACCTACGCAGGTGCAAACCGGGCGCTTAACGATTATCCCGCCCCTTGGTCCTACGCTGTTGCAGCTACAACAGTGGCCGCTGGAATGGCCCGCGTTGCGTCTATTAAAGCGCAGAGTTTTGGAGGCGCGGCTGCAAGTGCAGGCGGCGTCTCTGCCGCTGGCGGCGTTGCTGCTACATCTGGCATGGCCCAACAAGCTGGAGGAGGCGGCGGCGGTGGATTCAGTCAAACCATTGCTATCCAAGGCATGAGCAGCGGCGACATTTTTTCGGGCGATGCCGTGAGGACGCTAATTGACCGGCTAATTGATGCGCAGCGTAACGGCGCGAGGATTGTCCTAGCATGATTTACACCAACTTCACGCGAGCAGACGGAGCTAGGCGGAATTTATTTACCTATTCTGACGAGGTTGGAGACTCTCTCGGCTGGCTTGTTACCAGATTTACACGCACGGCAAACGCAATTACATCACCAAGCGGAGAAAATAACGGCGTTTTGTTTGTCGACAATCTGATCGGCAGTTCATATCTATATCGGCAGAATTGGACGTTTGAGGCTGGGAAAACCTACACGTTATCCGTTTATGCAAGATATCATCTTGATGCAAATTTAGGGCTTGGCTTGCCTACAACGAATGGGTTTGCGGCTGGGAATGGGGCAACATTCAATCTACAAAACGGCACTATTGTCGGCGGAAATGTCGCAAATAGCTCTATTGTTCATGTTGGCGACGGCTGGTACAGATGTTCCACTAGGGCTACCTGCGTGACAACTACAACGGCAAACTGGATTTGCTTCTCTAGTAGTCTGGATGTTCTCGGGACCGGCTATTATTTATGGGGAGGTCAACTCGAGGAAAACGGACTAACAGCCTACCAGCCGGTCGTCTCTGGTCTTGAATTCAACACAGAGCCGCTTAACCACGCGCGAATTGTTTATGAAAACCTGGCGCTTGGCATAACTCCCACTGCCAGTTCATCGGCTGCTGGAAGGCCGGCAATTGCGGCAACGTATCCAACTACATACGAATACTGGACGCCAACCACTTTACCTGCAACGTGGTCTGTTGATCTAGGATCGGCAAAAAACGTGGACTCTATCGGCATGGTTGGGGATATGCTTGGCTGCACTGTAGCCATTCAGTACAGCACAAATAATTCAACATGGGTGACCGTTGACACTAGAACAGTGGTTACAGACCGGATCAATATGTTTTTATTCCTGTCTGTCTCTGCGCGCTATTGGCGCGTTAGTGTAAGCGTGCAAATACCGCGCATCTCAGTGATTTACATTGGCACAGCTTTAGCCATGCAGCGCCCGATCTATCAGGGTCACACGCCGCTCACACTATCGCGCACCACTGACCTTTCAAACAACGTCAGCGAGGGCGGGCAATATCTGGGCCGGTCAATTATTCGCACTGGTGCGGAGTCATCGGCAGCGTGGAGCAATTTAAGGGCAGACTGGTATCGAGCAAATTTTGACCCATTCGTCCGCGCGGCACGAACAGCGCCGTTCTTTTTTGGCTGGAGGCCCGCGCAATATCCGGCGGAGCTTGGCTTTGTTTGGACAGATAAAGACATTGCGCCAGACAATTCAGGGCCGCGCAATTTTATGAGCGTTGACATGGGATTCAAGGGGCTTATTAATGAATGAGCCAATTACTCTAGTTGAAATTGACAGGGACGTATGCTCCCTGTCTTTTGGCGTGTCGCCATGCCCCGCTACCGGTACGCCGTGTTATAACACATGGAGAACATGCGCAGCGCCCGCAGCATTTACGGCCACCACGCAAACGCTGCGCTTTTCAAAGCCGCGAGCGGATCTCCCGTTATCGCTAGACGCCGTTCCGTCTGTTGTGTCTACTAGCACAGCGCCGACCGAATTAAACGTGGGCGATGTGGATGCTTCATCCGGCCCGTTGGGCAAGCGCGCGCAGGCCACGGTAACATTTCAAGATCACCCTACGAGCGACATCCAGCTGGATCCGTATATTGCACAGCGCACATATAATCCGCTAACGCGCGGCACATTCTGGACCAAGATGCAGGCCAGATGGCCCTATCACAAAGGGCGCAAAATGCGCATTCGTGATGGGTACATTGGGCAAAACCCGGTAGATATGATTACGCGGGAATATCTGATTGATTCTATCGACGGCCCAGACAGTCGAGGTCGAGTCACGCTTCGCGCTGTTGACCCGTTGCGGATTTTGGACGACAAAACCAGCCAAGCGCCGGCACAGTCTAGCGGCGAATTATCGGCAGGAATCAACGACACGCAAACCAGCATTACAGTTTCAGGCGCGATACTGGCTAACTATCCTGCATCCGGCACGCTGCGCATTGATGATGAGTTGATGACGTACGCCGGGCGCACTGAATCAGCCGGGATCATCACATTTACCGGCATTGCACGCGCCACAGATGGCACAGCGGCAGAAGCGCACGAAGCGGAGACGCGCGTGCAAACCTGCATTAGATATACCGATATTAACGCATGGGAAGTCGCAAAGGACATTATTCAAAATTACGCTCCTTCGGCTTATTCGTTTATTGACCTGTCGCAGTGGGAAACCGAGGCAGACCAATGGCTAGATGGCTTTATTGTTTCGTCGGTAATATCAAAGCCCACCGGCATCAATCAACTGCTGGCAGAACTTTGCAGGGATGCGCAATTCTTTATCTGGTGGGATGAGCGCGCGCAAAAGATACTTATTCGCGCCGTGCGTCCGCCTTCGGAGGTTCCGATATCGTGGAGCGATGACGCCAATATCATCGCAGGCAGTCAGTCAATACAATACAAAACAGACGAACGCATCTCCCAAGTTTGGTATTACTACCAGCCGCGCGACCTATCAAAAGATTTAACGCAAGAGGCGAACTATCGAAAAGTGCGAATCAGAATAGACGCCAGTTCGCAGAGCGAGAGAGAGTATAACGAGCCGGCAATTGAAAAAATCTTCAGCCGTTGGGTAAGATCAGATGCCATTGTGACCGCTATCACGACGCGCATAATTAACAGATACCGGCAGACGCCGTTTTATTTGACAGTTTCGGTAGACGCTAAAGATCGTGGGCTATGGACTGCTGATGTGGTGGATGTGTCGACGCGCATAATTACTAATTTTGATGGTTTGCCGACTGCCACTAGATATCAGATAATCAGCGCACAGGAAACAAGCCCCGGTAGCGTTGTAAAATACGTGCTTCAAAACTACAATTTTACCGCGCGTTATGGATATTACATGGCCAGCGATGCGCCAACATTTGCCGATGCCACAGAGGAACAAAAACTGATTGGCGGGTGGTGGTCAGACGCTGACGGATTAATTAGCGGCGCGCCGGGTTACGAATACAACTAAGGATCTTAAATGGCAACATGGACAACTCTACCAGATAGCGCGCTTGAACCCGGTAAGCCCATCCGGTCGATTGATGCATTAGCGCTGCGGGATAATCCGGTTGCTATTACGGAGGGCGCAGCCGGCGCTCCTAAAATTCAAGCGCAAGCGCTGGACACTACAGCAGACGAGAAAAATTGGGTTCTTGGTAGAATTATTGAGGCCAGTGTAGGCGACGTGGGAACTTATGCCTGGCTCGGTGAAACAACGGCCACCAGTACGGCACCAGGCGCAACAAGAGCCGGTAGCAACCTGCGTTATGTTGGAGTGAATAAAATTGCCGTACCATGGTCTGGAGCCGCTGCCAATTTAACGGGCGGATTGTTTTCGGTAACACCTGCCGGAACTTGGCGGTGCATGGGATCTTCACTAACATTTACTGTGCCAGAACTTGGCGCAACATATCCGGCCACGCTTTGGCTGCGCATAGCATAAAGGCACCTTATGAACGCACGCAACCCAAAACAAAACGGATTTGGCACTATTGATGTCGAAATTAATCATCCGTCGCACGGTTGGATTCCATTTACAGCCGCCCCGAATGATCCAGCAGGCGCGGAAATATACGCTGCCGCCATTGCTGGAGAGTATGGTCAAATTGCCGAATATGTTTCTCCGCCTCCACCGCCGCCGCCAACAAAAGCCCAAATTTCCGCCATGCGTCAAGCGGCATGCCAATTAGAATCAGATCCGTTATTTTTTAAGTGGCAGCGCGGCGAGGCTACGCAGCAACAGTGGCTCGATAAAATTGCAGAAATCCGCGCTCGTTATCCAAATCCAACGGATGAGGTGCCAATTAATGAGTAATCAGCCAATGCGCTGGCCGGCGGATTTCCCTGGAAAGCACGACCGCTATCCAACTGACAACGAGCCGCAGGTGCGTATTTCAACGCACTTGCATCTGCGGCAACTAACATTTACATTACCAACAATTTTATCAACTCAATTCTAGGGTATGCTGACATGGCTGATGAACGAGACTTCGGGATAGATCACGTGCAATATGGCATTCTT